TTGCCCGTGTAGCCGCCGCCCGTCGGCGCCGCCGCGGGCTTGGGCGTGTTGAAATCCATCGGGCCTGTCTGGCCAAGGCCAAGGCCGGGCTTGTTCGCCTGCTCGATGCTCGGGTCAGGGAGCGCCATTACTGGGCCCTCGGCACGTAGCTCAGCGGTTGTGGCGCGTTCTGCTCTGGCATCGGCTGGGCGCCATACTGCGGCGTGGTGTTGGCAATATCGAGCGGCTTCATGCCCTCGCCCTGGATGACCGACTGGTAGTTGCCGCCCGCGATGTCCGGCGAGCCCTGTCCACCGTTCATCGAGTTCATCATGCTCGAGTTCATGTCGAAGTAGCTCTGCTGGTTCGCCATGGCTTTCATGTGCGCCTCGTTCGACACGTCGCGGTACGCGAGGTATTCTTTCGCAGCCTCACGGCCAGCGGCGAGCTTGGCCTCCTGGGCCTTCTGTACATCGTCGTCGTCGCCGCTGCCGAAGTAGCCGGCGAGCCCGCCAATGACGCCGCCCGCGGCCGCACCCCAAGGCCCGAGCGCGGCGCCTGCCGCTGCTCCTGATGCCGCTCCGCCTAGTGTGCCGCTCGCTCTGCTCATGGGTTCCTCAGCTTGGCAAAATGTCGAAGTCCTCGGTCACGCCGACCAGCGCCAGGTCTTCAGCTCCAGAATACTCGAATCGCCACTGTCGGCGCCGATAGACGCCCAATGACCGTAACTCTACCACGATTTCCGTGTCGCCGAGGGGCCCCAGCTCAACTTCGAGCGGTGCGCAGAACGGCCCGGGCGTGTCGCGATAGCTGAGCAGCACCTTCGTGCTGGCGGCGGCGCTCGCCCCTCGGCGCAGTCCCATTTTGATGCATCGACAGTGTTTCTGCTCGTCGGTCCCGCGGTTGATGTAGCCGGAGTCCACGCGGAGCACGATGGGAGCCCCGAAGTCATCGTGAGCATCCAGACTGAAGCGCCCGATGCGCCCGTCGGCGGTGCCCACCAGCACGTCATGCGACACCGGGGCGATGCACGATGCGGTGACGTTGAGCTGCGTGAAGTTGCCGTCCCAGCCGGCCCATTGCGACCAGCCGGAGCCCTTCTGGAAGGCGAAGGTGCGACCGTCGGCCGGGAACGTCCACACCATGGCGTCGAGTGGTCCCGTGGTGACGCGGTAGCCGAACGAGTCATTCACGACGCCCATGTCGTCGAGCGTGCGCTTGATGGGGTCGCTGATGACGGCCTCGCTGCGCGCGTCGCTGAGAACAAAGCGCCGCAGGTCGTCGAGCCATGCGAACTGTTGGTTGGTCTTCACGACACTGTACGGCGCCGCGCAGCCGAGTTCTCGCGTAACCGACGGCGACCAGCCGGCAGGGATGCCCGTATCGCTGATGGAGCCGTCCGGGGCGAACACCTGTAGCGAGCGCGTGCCGAAGCAAAACACCTCGTTGGTGTTCTCGTAGATGGCCAGCACCGGGTCAGGGTTGGCCTCCGCGCTGAAGTGCCCGGCGGCGCCCACCACTAGCCCCTCAGTCCAGATTTCCTGATCCGCGTAGCTGGTGTTGCCGTTGGAGATGCCGCTGAACCGCACCACTGACTTGTCATAGTCCACGGTGGTGCTGATTGCCGCAATGTTGCCGAGCAGGCGCGACGAACTAGCAGCCACATGCGTGGCTGAAGGCGGCTGCCCACCGAGCCTGGAGCTGATGTTCGAGCCGAGAACAATCTTCTCCATCGCGTCGCCGCCGGCTACCACGAGCAGCAGTTGTGTCTCGGCGAACGTGGGTCGCCCGCCGCCGGCTAGCGTTGCGTCCGTGTACGGCGCGCCGAGCGCGGCCGAGCCCAGTGGGCCCACTGAATAAAGCTGCCGGAAATACGGCGTGTTGCCGACTGCGTAGAGCTTGCCGCCAACGGTCGAGTACAGGCCGATGATGCCGGTGGCGTCCACAACATCCGACGTGACCCCTGGCGCAACCGCGAGCCCGGGGCGCCGACGGATTGTCCCGGCCTGGTCGACCATCACGTTGACCGCCACGCCTGGCGCACCCGAAAGCACGCCCTGGCCAGTAGCCTGCTGGTTGACGAATGAGATCGGCGCAGACGGCATTCTACGCCTGCACTGCCTTGGAAACCTGATACCAAAACCCGACACCGCCAGACGTAGGCAGCCACGCCAGGTCGACATGCAGAAAGCTGTTGTTCGGCACGACGAGCGGAGCTAGCACCGGGTCGAAAATGATGTTCGTGCCACCAGTCACGGTAAGCGCTCCGCCAGTCGTATTGCTGATGTGCAGCACCCACTTGTCGCTAGTGGAACCACGATTAGCGTTGACGGTCAGTGCGGCGCCCGCAGTCCGCGCCACTACACTCGTTGCGTACGCCTTGGGGTTTACGGTGACGGTTGCTGCCACATGCGCCGGGAAACCTTCCGTGCGCGCGTACCGCGACCCATGCCCGCTCGTCGGTAGTGTCGACACGATCGCACAGTACCCGTCCGTGTTGTACAGGTACGGCGTGCATGTGAAGGGGCCGACGGCCACGTCACCGAAGACATTTCCGTATTCCATGCAGTCGCGATTAGGAGCGGCCAGCGTGTTGTGAATGGCGAACGCCGGGACCGTCAGGTTGGCCGCAAACTGATTCCCGACAACAGCCACCATTCCGTAGGTGGCTGGCGCAATTTGCAGGTATGTGACCGCGCCAGCGGTAGACACTGACCCGTCGAAACGGTTCCCCTCGAATAGGCCCCCGTCATCACAACGCACATGCACGATACCTTGCGCTTGCCCGTTGATGATGTCGCAGTCCCGCATGGTAAGACGGGCGAGCCCGCCCTGCTGCACCATCGGCGTCGCCCCAGCGTTCGCCTTCAGGTAGCAGCGAAGGAAGGTGACTTTCAATGCCGCTAGGCTGGCTAGATTGCTGTATATGTTGGAGTTCGATAGCGCGTCATTGCCGAACACGCAGTCGACAAACTTGATGTCGCCTGTCGCCCCGAAGCCGCCCTCGAGCAACACACCGGGCACGACTCCGTTGATGGCGCCGACCCACATTCCGACGATGCCAGCGCCAGACCCAGCGGGTGCAGCTGGCAGAATAACAGCGCCTGCCCCTGCGCCGCTGTCGATCGCAAGCTTCGTCGAAAGCCCGCCAGCTCCAACCCACGTCACATTCGCCGGCAGGTTGATGGCTGCGGTGACGCGGTAGGTGCCCGGCGGCCAGTACACGTTGCCCCCACCTAGTGCGGTTGCGGCCGCGTTGGCCGCTACGATCGCCGTCGTGTCGTCGCTTACGCCATTTCCCTGCGCGCCATACGCCTTTACGTTGATGAAACTGTTGCCGGCAAGCACCTGGAGCGTCGTTGGCGAGCCATTGGCCAACACCTTCCAGTCCGGAGCACCAGCGCTCGCCATCCACGAGTCGAGTACGCGCTCTAGGTCGGTCGGCTTCTGGGTACCGCTTGCGCCGCTCGTGTAGTCCACGCCAGTGAAGCTCGGTGAAATGACCTCGACCGCCGCGTCGTGCGCGCCGGCCACGAACTCGCGCACGACGACGCCAAGGTCGTTCTTGACCTCCACGTCGACCAGCACAGCCACGTACGCGACCAGCGAGCCATTCGAATCCAGCAGAACGCTCTGGCCCGACAGCAGCTGCGTCGCTTCGAAGTCAGAGTAGTAGCTGGCGACAATGGTAGTGCCGCGCTCGTAGAGCGTCACGCTGCCATTGGCTGCGTCGACGAGACCCGAGGCTAGTGGTGCGATTAGGTGCATGTCAGCTCCAGATCACTCTCGAGCCGCCCGTGGCCAGCTGGATATTGATGCGGCCCGTGGCGGCTGCGGGGAAAGCCATGTCGGCGCCGAGCAGCAGGCTTATGCCTTCAAGATCCATGTTCGTCAGGGTAGCGGCAGTAAAGTCGACCGCCGAGTAGCGTGAGAAGCCAGCCGTCCCCGCAGACACCACGCAATTGCGCATCGTGAAGCCGGTGACAGTGCCAAATCCTTGAATGGCCATCAGCGGCTGTGCACTGGTGAGTGTCGCTACGGAGATGAATGTCGAGTCCTCGACTCGGTATCGCGACGCGGGCACACTTAGGCCTGCCGCCAGGTCCGTAGCCCCTTGCTCGAAGTAGCAACCACGAACGAGTAGGTCGGAAACCCCGCCGTTGGGCCCGACCTTCACGCCGGTATTCGCTTGGGCGGACGGCGGGAAGTGGATATTTCGCAGCTCTACACCGTCGACGGTCGGGTTAAGCATCGTCAAGGCCGCGGCGTTCATAGTGAAGCTCACGGACGGCTTGCCGTTCGCCGTCCCCTCGCCAATAAGCGTGAGGCGCTTGTTTAGCTGCTGCACGGCAGTGAGCGTCTGTGCGTGGCCAGGCAGGAACACGATGATATCCCCATCCACTGCATTCGTGACGGCCTGCGCGAGCGTGCCCAGCGGCTTCTCGCGGTTCTGCCCGGCTGGACTGGCCGCGTCCGTGCCGATGAGCGAACTCACGTACCAGACATTGCCGGTCGTCATGAGCGGCCGCGCCAGGTCGAGCGAGTCACCAGGGGCGGTCCCACCGATGCCGTTTGGGTAGTATTGAACGGTCATCGCCTGCGCCTCTGCCATCCGGTCATGTGGTTGATAGTAGCCTGCATATTGACGTTCTGCTTCGACATACCCTTGGCTATGTCCTTTTTCGCGGCGGCCATCTGGTCGCAGTAACCCACGCGGTCGAGCGGCAGCGAGTTGTCGAAGGCCAGGCGCCCAGCCAGCGCGTACACGAAGTACTCGTCCCAGTAGCGCTCGAACGGCAACGTCTTGGTGCCGTCAGTCACGTCGGGCCGTAGCACGTGGTACTGAAAGCGAATCTGCCCGCCGGCCTCCGACGCTGATGGCGTCGGCCACAGGTAAAGCGTGCTCAGCGGGGCGTTGCGGGCAAAGTAGTAAAGGGTTGGGCGGGACTCGGCGGACTTCGAGCTCAAGCCCTGGTAGGTGTCGCGGTCCGTCTTGATGACCGGAGTTTCGCTCGAGGCTTGGAAAGGAACCTGACTCACGGTAGGGTCGATGTAGGCGCCGTTGCCCACGCAGTCGATGACCGTCTCCGGGAGCGTGTACAGGTTCTGGCTGGCCACCATCACGACGTACCCAGGTTGCACCGCGCGCATGGCGATGCCCTCGGCCTCGAGCGCCGTCACGAGTACGCTCAGCACCTGGCGCGCGACGGCGCCCTGTACAGTGGATGGCGACTGCTGCGCGTTGAGCAGCCCAGCGCGCCGGTACGACATGGCCACGATGTCGTCGATTGACGGCACATAGGTGCTGGACGCGGATTCGACTTGTGCGCTAGGCAAATGGTCCTCCTCCGTATCGTGCCACGCCGTAGGCTTCGATGTCTGCTATTTCCGAATCGGAAGGTCGCCCTCGCGTCAGTAGCACCTCTGCCAGTGCCAGCTTGCTCTTCAGGCTACCGTTGGAAGTGCTGAACAGCGACAACTCAGTCGGGGTTATCTGGCCACCACTCGCGGCGATCGCGGCCGAACCACGGACCTGCATCCTGTCCGTGCCGGCGACGTTGAACTCGAACATCATGCGGCTCCACTCCCCGGCTGCCATCGCCACCGTTGCGCCAATGCCTAAGCCGGTCAGCAGGCTCGCTGTGCCGGCAATCCAGTTTACGAATAGCTCCGCGCCGACACCCATGCCGATTCCGAAGTCGGAGTCGAGCGGCTTGAGTATCTGCCAAACCCAGAGCGGCGCTCCCCCTCCGAAAGGCTCGGCTCGCAGCCAGTGACTACCGGTGGCCACGACGGCCGGCAACCCGCCTAGTGCGGCATCCGCCGCCGCCCATGACGGCTGCACTGATTCCGTGACGGCCACGCAGTTGCGGCCGTACCCGCTCATGTCCGGCCACGCAGCTACTCGCCCAGGGATAGTATGCGACACGTTGTCGCTGCGCAGCCACAGCAGCGTGTCTACGCTCAACGGCCCCGTTGGCCCGCCGTTCACTCTCTCGGCGGGAGGACCATTCGGGTCAATGAACCCCGGGTCTGGCGGGCACGCGAAATCGTCGTAGGCGCCATCGTCGCC